TTATCTGGTAATAACATGACTATAGCCCTCCGGATTCTTAAAGATTTTACACCTTATGAATGCATCAACAACTAAAATATCTACACACATCTCTAATTCCTCATACGGAATTTCAACATAGTTTTTGCTTTTAACAATAATATCAGTAATATTATTTGCTACTCCTAAAAATATTTCTTGGGGATTTTTCCCTTCATTTTGCAACACTGCATATTGCTTTTTTATTACTTGAAAAACAGAAAAACTCTTATTCGAACCCTCTCTATCAAATTCAGAATATTTTTCATCCAACTTATGATAGTATATTTTATAGACGTCAATAGTTCCTTTTACACTGTTAAGTTCATTAAATTCAATTTTTTTATCTATTTCAAATTCATTAATCTCAGGAGACTCAATATTTTCTGCTAAGTTTTCAGAAGCCAGAAGGTTTATTATTGCAGCTAAGTTGGAATCTACCCTTAATATATCTATTTCTGATCCTAATTCATTCTTTATTAAATCAAAAATGTTTTTTTGTTTGACAATTTGTTTGCTACTAATTGATCTTAGTATCGTGACGTTGTCAATAATATCTTCTGTAGGATCAAACAACATATTATGAGGATTTGCAAAAGTATTCTCTCGTAACTTACCTGCTTCTTTTGAAATAGCTATAAATTTATATCTATATCCAGAGTAGGATGAAAAAATGTCCTTGCTTAATGAATCCTCTATTTTTTGTTTTGAACAAGTTGCAGATACTTGAATAATTACTTTATTTTTTGCATCAACCAAATCAATCCCTTCAACATTCTGCCTAAACTCATTCATATTTATTAGATGAAAATCGAAGAGCATATTGCACAAATCAGCAAAAAAAGTTTCTGAATGTATATTTAAATCAAGTATGTTTAGTTTACCACGCAGATTTATCCGGTATGCTAGTATAGCAAGTTTTTCTTCTATGTAATTGTAATAACGTGTTCTATTCACAATTATGCTCCTCCTTTTCTATTTAATCTGTTTCTTGTTTGCTATCATCAATAAAAAGCAGATACGTCTCAATACCCAGAGCATCTGCAATTTTCTGAACATTTTCTAATGCTATACTCCTTTTTTCACATTCAAGTGCACTAATATACGTTCTGTGAAGTCCAGCTTTTTCTCCAAAAGCTTCTTGTGATAGCCCAATCTTAATGCGATATTTTTTAACATTGTATGCAAAAATCCTAATGATATCCATATACGTATATTCACCTCATGATACATTTTAGATTCTCGCACACAATAAGTCAACATACAATAAGTCACATTGATAAATTGTTCGTTTTTGAACATATCCTTTGATACAATATTTTTACGCCAATATCTCTCGCAACTCAATCCCACTTCTGAAAACAAAGGTTGCTTCAACCAGTGAATGAATAATCACTTTTTCAACCAATCTTCTAAACAGAGCTCCATCAAATTTTGAAAGGGGAGTGTCTGTTGAATGTAGGTATTTTCGCATTTCATCAATTCTGCTTTGCTTTAGTCTCTGTGAAAGCTCAGCCTCCTCTATTATTGCTTTACGTTCACGTATTTGCTCCATTTCCTCTGATACCCTCATATACTCAGCCTCATATGCAGAAGTGCCGGTGCCAGCTCTTACATTAAGTCTTACAAGCCCCATCATTTCTTGCCCCAGCTCGTCAAGCCTTACGTTGAGCTCTTCAATTGTAAATTCATGCTCCAAGTGCTCAATTCCAGCGTTGATATTTTCAAGTAGCTGTTGCAAAAATTCCTTCTCACCCCCAATAGCTCTATCCATAGCTCTAACAAAGGCTTTTTCTAAATCTTTTTCCTTTATATCTTTAGCAGGGCAAGCTTCAAGTCCATTTAATGCTTTATTGGTGCATTTCCAAATATAGCTTTTATTCTTGCCTTGCCCCCAAGTATTACGCTGTAGCTTTGCTCCGCAGTTATAGCAGAAAAGCATACCTGAAAAGGGATACTTACAGCCATACTGATTTTTGCCAGTAGTTGAGTATCCACGAATTGAAGATCTCCTCTTAAACTCTGCTTGCACTGCTGCAAAATCCTCACTTGAGATAATTGGCGGATGGCTTTCAGATACATAGTAGCTTTGAACTATACCGTTGTTTTTTACCCGCTTCTTAGTTAAAAAATCTACAGTATAGGTCTTTTGCAGCCTTGCATCACCCATATATTTTTCATTCTTTAGAATACCAATAATATTGCTTTCGTGCCACTTGGTATTGCCTGCACCATTTTTTAGTCCATTCTTAGTTAGCCCGTTTGCAATTTGCCTTGTGCTTTTACCCTCTAAAAACTCTCTATAAATTCGCCTTACAATTTCAGCCTGCTCCGGAACAATTATCAGCTCCTTATTTTCATCCTTTTCATAGCCTAAAAATCGCTTAGCGTTTACCACCACTTTCCCATTCTGAAAGCGATGCACGATACCCCACCTTGTGTTGTGGCTAAGAGCGAATGATTCTTCTTGTGCAAGGCTTGAAATTATCACAAGTAAAACCTCGCCCTTTGCATCAAGTGTATTTATATTTTCCTTTTCAAAATATACAGCAATATTATTTTCTTTAAGCAGCCTTATATATTGAAGACAGTCAAGAGTATTTCGTGCAAAACGAGAAACTGATTTTGTAATAACCATATCAATTTTACCGCCAAGACACTCATCAATCATTTTATTAAATTGCTCACGCTTTTTCGTGCTTGTACCACTTATTCCTTCATCAGCGAATATTCCAGCATATTCCCACGCAGGATTGCTGGAAATTTGGGAAAGATAGTGTTCTCTTTGTGCCTCAAAAGAGCTAAGCTGTTCGTCCTCACTGGTTGAAACCCTGCAGTAAGCCGCAACCTTTAGCTTTGGCTGCTCGGTAAAGCCCTGCCTTATGAATTTAGGTTTAGCAGGAATTACTTCAACATTTCTTACTGCCATTTTTTATCCCCACCTTTCGCTCGTATTGTTTATATACCTTGTAACCATTTAAAAACTCAAAACAAAGCATACCGTCTTCGTTAACTGTTACCTTTTCAATAACCCCTCGAAAGAAATCGGCATCAAAGCCTTTATCCATCAAATTCTTATCAGCAAGTATACGCTTTATTTTGCCTGTCTGATAATCAAAATCATCAATATAGGCTCTTTCATACTGTAAGTATGCTCGCCTTGCTATAAGCTCGCTTATATATTCTTTGTTTTGTAATGCTTTTTTTGGTGATAAAAGCAGCTCTGAAATTTCATTGTCAATAGCTTTAATATCTGTATTAATCATTTGCTGTTCAGCTGGCTTTTTAAAAAGTGGCTTTAAATCCATTGCAAGCTGGTGTAGGACTCCTACAAAAATATCTTCTACATCGGTTTCATACATATTAGGTCGAGCAGTTTCGTTTTCCTTATGCTCTGAAAAATTTCTGCATTTCCATTGTGTCGCATATATATTATTTTTCATTCTGACCTGAAACCTATAAAATGTGCTGCCGCAGGTTTCACAAAACAGCTTGGCACTAAAAGCAAATAGTGGCTCACGATATTCATAATCATCATTTTTGTAACGCTTATAATGTACTGCTTTTGCTCCTCTAACCTCCGCAGCTTTATCAAAGGTCTCTTGTGAAATCATTGCTGGATAGAAGTCATCACCTAAATAAACCTTGTTTTGCAGTAGCTTACCTATTGTCGGGTGTTTCCATGAAACTCTGCCATTTCCGTTTTTATAGCCTGCATCTTGAAAATGCCTTGCTATATTAAACTGGCTATCTCCGTTACAATAAGCATCAAAAGCGTAATGTACCATTTTATCTTCGCCATCGTGTATTGCCGCCTTTCCATCCTTGATTTCATATCCTAATGGAATTGTACGCTGCATATCATCTCTCCTCTCTAAAAACCTCAATTTTAAACTCAAGACCGTTGTATAAAACAAAGCCTATTGTAGACCGTTTATAATAAATAAACTTCTCAACCATTCGGTCAAAAAGCTCCTCGTTAAAACTATCTATAATGCCACCCTTTTCTCGGAGTATTGCAATAAGCTGCTCAGTGGAGCTAACTGAATTGTTGCTGCTTAAGATTTGATTATTAATGCTGTTGTACCTTTGCCTGACAATTTCCAATTCCTTGATTATTTTATCGTCCTGAACAGCAAACATTACATTATCAATATATCCTTTTGCTTGAAGCTGTAATAACACTCGCTCCTCTTCCATAAGATCCTTAATTCTATTTTCCAAAGTTGAAAGCGTTGAATTTTCATGGGTATGCGACAGCAGCTTCTTTGTATCCTTTGCAAAGGGTGTTAGTATTTGCTCATAGTTGCAATAAAGCGTGTTGAATAGCTTTATAAACGCCAAATGCACCTTTTCCTCTACTATGCCAGTGGTACTACATTCCGTACCGTCTTTATAATGAGCACAATACCACAGAATGTGTTTTTTGTAGCTATTGGCTCCGGATATTTTTCTAGTAAGCCTGCATCCACATTCACCGCAGAACGCTTTACTAGAAAACACATAGCGATTATTATATTTGTTGATGTCATTCATATCTATGCCATACTGCTTCCGCCTTTGGGTAAGTACCGCCTGTGCTTTTCCAAAAAGCTCTCTTGAAATAATTGCAGGGTGGTGGTCTTTTACATAATACTGTGGTGCTTCCCCATAATTTTTCTTTCTTTTAAAGCTACCATCCTCTGTCGTGTAATGCTTACCAATCAAAAAATCACCTATATACTTTTCATTGGTGATAATTGATTTCACGCCACAAACACTCCACTTAGATTTTCCTGCAGCAGTTTTAATACCGTTTTCCATAAGCTCTGCCGCTATTAGTCCATGGCTTTTTCCATTTACATAGCTGTCGAAAATAAAGCTAATTGTTTTTGCCTCCTCTGGAACAATTACAAGCTCTTTTTTGTCATTGTATTCAAAGCCTAACAGCTTACTTCCAAGCCTCATCGGCTTACCCTCACGAGCCCTTTTTTGATGTGACCATTTTAAGTTTTGTGAAATCGAATTTGATTCCTCTGCTGCAATTGAACTAAGAATAGTTAAAACAAGCTCGCTTTCTGCTGACATTGTATTAATATTTTCTTTTTCAAACTGAACTGAAATGCCAAGAGCCTTTAGCTTTCTAACGGTCTCAATACAATCGGTTGTATTCCTTGCAAAACGAGAAATTGATTTAGTAATAATCATATCAATTTGCATTTGCTCGCAATCGCTTATAAGCCTTAAAAACTCACTTCGCTTGTCTTTGCTTGTGCCGCTTATCCCTTCATCAGCATAAATACCGACAAGCTCCCACTCGGGATTAGAAGTTATGCTCTGGGTATAATGTTCCTTTTGAGCTTCATAAGAGCTGATTTGTTCAAGACTCGATGTACTCACCCTGCAATAAGCAGCAACTCTTATTTTGTTTTTTCTAACGCCATTCTCATCAAATTGTTTTACTGCTTCAATAGTTGTAACTGTTTTCACACCTTAACCTCCTTCCTAAAAAAATATACTACCCCAAAAAGCTGATGCCTTTGGGGTAGTGATGATACCTCTGTTTGCCTCTAATAGCAAGTCAATTCTGTACAATATCTTGCACAAAGCTTTTAATGTTTTCTTTGTCGATAGCATCAAATTCAACCTTTGAAATAAGACCCTTTTGAAGTAAGCCCATAATCATCTGCCTTGCTATTTCATACTTTATCGAAACTACCGGTTTTACCAATGCCTCCATATCAACCCTCCGCTATTCATACTTTATATACCCATCAAAACCTGCAGCTTTCAGCTTCGCAAGCTGTGCATCCGCATTTGCCTTGATGCTGTAAGCTCCAACCTGCACCTTGTAAAACTTTTTGTTCTGATTTACAGGTGTTTCCGTTTTCTTTTTAGCTATTCCAAGAGATGTTACCATAGCTGCCACATATGCTCTTGCAATTGCATCCTTATTAGAAATAATCCACTGTGCCGCCTGCGGATGATCATGAAAATCCGTCTCAGCAAGCACTGCAACAAGACCACGTTGATATGGATTTCTAATCTCTCCATAGCCCTGTCCATTAAACGCAGCCATTCCACTTTGTACAGGTGATGATCGGTTTGATTTAATCGGGCATATTGCATTTAACTCCTTTACAACGTTACTTGCCAGTGTTTTACCCTGTGCCTGACTGGGATGATAAAAGGCTACAGCACCGCTTGCTTTACCTGCACCGCCAGCATTAGAGTGAATGGAGATATAAACATTACAGCCTTTGTCCTCAGCTTCTTTCGCTCTTTCATTGAATCCGATGCCCATAGATAAGGTTGCCATGACCGTTTCGCACTCATATTCACTGTCAAGAATGTTTTTGATACGCTTTGCAACATCCTCCATCTGCACCTTTTCATTTGTACCACCCACCACATAAGCGTTAGCAGGTTGATTGCTTGGTGATAAGTAAATCCTAACCATTGTCCTTGTCCCCCTTATTATGAAGCTGCGATAGAATATCTTTTAATTTTTTTGGTATTGGAAGCCCAATTCTCGTTGCATTTTCTAAAAGACTGATGCCCTCATTGGATATATAAAAGAAGATTACTGCTGTCCGTATGGCATCGCCATTGCCCACTAAATAGCTGTCAATAATGTGTCCCACTCCAACAAGTGAGAATATAAGCACCTTTTTGAATATGCCTCTTGCACCAACCTCGCTGGATAGACGCTTTTCAAGCACCGCACACATTACACCTGTTATATAATCAATAACCACAAAGGCTATAAGTGCATACAAAAAGCCATCAACTCCTCCTAAAAACCAGCCTAGCCAACCTCCTATTGCGGTGATTATCACCTGCAACCATGTCCATATTGTTTTCATTTAATTTCCTCCGTTTCAATAATTTTAACTATAATAAAAGCACCCCAAAAATAAATTGGAGTGCCATAATTGTATTAAGCTCTTTATGATATAACCACACCATCGGTTTGTTTGGTGCCTGAAATCTGCGAAACATAATCCTTGAGTAGCGGTTTTCCTTTTCTGCCTCCACTATCTACAGAAAATTCTGTGTAAAAGCCATTTCTGCCAAGTGTGTGTCTAACCGAGGTAACCGTACCAATAATGCTCCTCTTATTATCCATCTCGACTAGTTCCACTTGATCGCCAATAAGCATATGCGGTGTAAATATCCCCACAAAGCTTTCTATTCTGCCCGATATAGCAATATTTGATATTAACTCTTCTGCGTAAATATTCATCTGTGCAAGGCTTGTGCCATCGGGAACAGCTACTCGCATCGTTTTATGACTTGGAGTAATCCACCACTTATGAGGTGGCAAATCCTTATAAATAATATTTGGAGGCTCCTTGCAGCTAACGCATACCTTGCTGACAGTGTTTTCGTCATCATACTCCACACTGTAGCTAAAACAGGTGGTGTCCCTATAAAAGATATATGTGCTGGGCTGCTCAAATCGGTTATCTGATAAGGGTCCTATGCCAACACTACCATCAGTGTTTTCAGATATCTTCCACGAGGGTAGAAGCTCTACAACCTGTAAAATTCCATCAAGCAGCGAAAGCTCAGGCTTAAAGCTTAGTTTCCAACTTTTTTGTGGGTCTGCAACAAAGAAGCTTTCGACCTCTGCAAGCGTTAAAATTGCAGTAAGGTTTTCTTGCAAGGTTTGGGCAATAAAGCTTATATCCTCATTAAAGCTTTGCTCTTTAAGTAATTTACCTATACTGTTTCTACTGGAAACTGAAATACTGTTTTCGGGATAATTGATGCTTACTCTATCGATATAAAACTGACCAAGCGAAATCTCATCACTGTCACCCATACTAAAATATAGTTCAAATTTTGAGTTTGGTATTACTACTGACCGATATCTGCTTATAATTTCACCACCGGCATTTTGCAAATTAACAGAAAGCTGAGAAATTACACTGTCCTTACTATAAGAGATATTGCCATCAAGCAGGGTGTGAGAAACATCAACGGGCAACATATACATTACAAACTTATGCATATTTTCAGCACTCCAAAAACCAAATGCACCATGATGTGCCACCTTTTTTAGCTGAGGCTTGCTCACTCCTAAATCTGCTGATACACTGCCTTTTTCTGTATAATTTAAATTAGTATATATACCAAGTGGCGGGAATGCTACCTTTGCATTTACTTCGCCACTGGTGGTAAGATAAATTATTCTTAAGCCATTATCCATCATGTGTACCACCTGCGGGCAAAGTCCTGCACCTGCTGTTTTTGTGTATTCAAATGTAAGCCGCATTTAACTACCACTTCCTCTAGATAATATTAACGAACAAGTAAACCGCAAAAGATTATTTGAGGTCTTAAACGGTAGTTCAATTTGGTAGCTTGCTTCAACGGCAGTCCCAGAAGGTGGGGGAGCGAAAAACCTTAGTCCCGGAACAGTTTTCCCAAGAAAAAAGGTAGTACCAAAAGCCTGCTCATCACGAGTACTTGTGCCAGTAACCAGAGCATAGCTCCAACTATAGCTTGGAATAAACACCTTCCAATATCGTGCTGACGTGAGATTAAAGCTCCACACTTGGCTTGACCTTATCATATTAGGTACGTCTGCCCACGTTTCATTATCTGACGAATACTGAATCTTAAGGTTAGCAACCTGTGCAGCAGGAACGGTATTAATTTCAATCTTCATACGGTTACACTCTTTAGAAGAGCCAAAATCAAAGAAGATAGGATTTGCCTCAGTGACTGTACATGAAGTTGGATACTGATTTGCTTCGTAGCAATCCCACCAAGCAATTGGATCACGGTAATTACCACCGTTTTTTGTTGCTGTTTTAAGGTTTCCAAAGCTAACATTTTCAAGCCTTGCGGTAAGCCCTGCGGTATGATAGTTTTCTCTCATGTCACAGAAATTGTTCTCATAGTCAAATTCATAATCAACTCCACGAGTTTTTGCCACACCACCAACATAGATAGTTTCAGAATTTTCCACGATAACAGCAGCCTTAACATTAAATTCTGTTGTTGTTGCATCACCACTACCAACTGGAATTTTCGTGATTGGTAGCAATGGAAATAATGTGTGGTTTGGCAAAGAAATTGCACCAACACTGTTGATACCGATTGTTCTAACGGTATGATTATTCCTCTCAGTATCAAGCCAAGTTATTACAGGATAGTCAATCCTCCATGTAGTAGCATTTCGTGTACAAGAATCCAAGCTTGTAGTTTTAACGCCATGCTTGCTGCTCCACATATCAGTTGAATACTGCAGGTTGTATCTCGAAAAGGAGATGGTATTTGGAAACGTGGCAATGCCAAGCAACCATCTGACTATGCCATTTTGGTCAGCAGGCGGATATATCCCGTTATCTCCAAAGCCTGCACAAGTGAAGGTAACGTAAAAAGTTCCCCTAATAATTACAACGTCTGTATCGGTTTTATTTATTGCGATTTGATTTCCTTCACTGTCTTGCAAAAATGCATGAGTGACAAAATGGTAATATGAAGTATAGTATGCTGCTAGAAACCCAACTTCCGTTATGTTATTGCCATTGAATTGATCTGCCTCTAAACGTATTTCCTTAGTTATATATGATGTTGGATAGCTATATACCGTTTCTATAGTTGTGGGGTCTTTTCTGCCCAAATAGGAAAACAAGTCTGTTCTATTAACATCAAGGGTTCCTGTGCCTTTACCAATGCCGATAGCCATTAACGGAGTGGCATAATATGAAACCCCACCCGTCTTTGTAAAATAATGAAACCATCTATTTAAGATAATATTGTAGGCTTTTGCTGTTTGCTTAAGCTCATTTGTTTTTGCGTCTCTAACTTCAATTTCAAACTTGTTGTGAATTATAGCCTCTTGTTTAAAATTCAAAATATATTCCTCCTCTCGTTATATCGGAATTACACCAATGGGGTAAAGTTCGATACTGCCTTGTGGCACTACTGTAGCAGTTTCATTGAAATATCTATTGTTATCATTTTTTATATCCAATCTAATAGCAAAAACTTCTATTGCCACTGCTACTGTTTCATTTAAAATAGTTGTTAATGGGTCGCCGGGAACAGTTAGTGTCATAGCCTCAATGGGCATCTTTTGATTTCCAATATACTGCCAAGCTTCGTGACATTCAGTTATTATTAAATCTAAAGCTACACTCTGTCCCAGATCCTGAGTCAAAATCAGCTTAAGCTGATTCCCATTTTGCCAAACACAAGTAGCAACCTCTCTAACTGGGAAGGTCGTAAAATAGTTTATAAACGCACCACTAATACCATCAATATTTCGGTTAAAGATAATTATTATTTCTCTGGTACCAATACGCTGACTTTCTACAATTTGAAGAGGTAATGTAGTAGCATCATAGCATGCAACATAAGGCTGTTCTAATATGCACTTTGCATATTCTTTGGCAATGGGATAAAACCATGCAACAGCATCTTGCCAAACCTTTGAATCCTGCATTTGTGCATTGGCGTATTCTGGTGGCATTGCTTGACCTGCATAGGTTCGCTGAGATAATACATATTTCATTTCACCGCCATTTTCAGATATAAAACCAACTCTAAAATCATTGGTGCGAAATACGCATAAAGTGGTATTTCCAGTTCCAAGCTGTGTTATTTCATTCTCACTTTCCCAAAGATACTGACCATCAATTTGCTGACAGTAGGCTCGGTAATATACCTTACCACCACGCAAGTAACCGATAATCAGCCCTTGGTCAACACCTGTATCAAGTTTTGACTGCCAACCACGACACACTGATATCTGTGAAACCCCCGTTGCAAGGGATGTCTTTGTCGTGGTATCCATCCACCTTTGAACGAATAATTCATTATTATTATCAACGTAAAAAATATATGGTGTTTCATCTGTAATTAGCTCATACCATCTGCGTCTAGCTTCAATTGTCCATACACCACTAAACTCAATAGCCACATCCTTTGCACTGCCCAATGTCCAAAGCTCACTCCAAGGATTATCCAAATCAGCAGGGAAGGTACGTTCATATATCTTAGCTATTCCGTTATCAATACATATCGCATAAGCCAAGGATAGCGATTTTTCACCAGGCAATTGTCTAAGAGCCACATCACCAAAGGCTGATGAAATATCATCGTGTATTGGCTCTGATATAAGGGTATTAATAGTTGCTTGTGTTGCAATGAGCCTTAAATTGGGCTTAGCATTCTTGCTATCAGCCTGCCATCGCTCTAAAAGCTTATCTCGAAGCGTTTGTGATATGCTCCTCATTAGCTATCCACCTCCAGTGAAAGTGTAAGCTTTGTCTTATAGTATTTAGGTAGCTGAACATCATACCCTGACACCTCAGTTATTTTTCCAAAAAATGTACCGCTGTTTGATACCACCTTTAATCTTGTATTTTTATCATCAGCTTGCATAAGCTCTACTTTTTGTGCTTCATCAATAATTATCTCAACCTCTGCAAAGGGTGCTGGAACACCAATTCTCTGTATATATTGCTGTCCATCAAGCGTTGTCTGCACGATGCGTATAAGCTCATGGTTAAGATTAACCTTTGCAAAATACGAAATAATAAATTCAGTTTCTGCATTGTATAGAATAGCCACTACCTACGCACCTCCTTGCGAAGCTCATCAATAATAATATCTACAACACCCGATAGCTCACCTTTGGAATTTACACCCTCAACACGAATTGTTCCGGTATGAGATACTGTTTGTGCCTCGTTTATCTCTGTATAAGTTCCCGTTTCAAAAGCAGGAATCGCTACTTGTGGGGCAAGCAAACTATTAAGCTGTGCATTAAGCTGTGGCACACCCTGCTTTATTCCATCAGAAAGCATATTTATTAAATTTGGCATCCATTTATCTGCTGTGCTACCTGCACCCTCTTCTGTAGGGGAGGCAAAGCCTAAAAAATTACCTATTGCCGAAGCGACACTGCCTACAGCATCCTTAACCCACTTAATACCAGCTTTGATACCGTCCGCTATACCTTTTACTAAATTTAGTCCCCACTGCGTTGCACCTGAAATAAAGTTTGTAATGAAGGATGCAATGTTATTAAAGGTATTTGCAATTCCGTTATAAATATTAACTACTGTGCTTTTGATGTTGTTCCAAAGATCAGTAAAAAACTTACCTATCGAGGCAAGAAGATTATTTATAAAGTTTCTAAATCCCTCGCAGTTTTGGTATAGATAAGTGAATGCCCCCGCAAAGGGGTTTATTATAAATGCCAATATGCTCTGCCAATTAGTTGCAACGAAATTAACAACGGTATTAAAAATATTTATAATAAAATCAATAGCCGCCTTAAACCCAGCCACAATACCATTCCAAATTGCAATAACCGCATTTCTAAAGCCTTCATTAGTATTCCAAAGATAAATAATCCCTGCCACCAGTGCCGCTATTGCCACAATAATAATGCCAATTGGGTTAGCGGACATTGCTGCATTCAGTAGCCATTGAGCCGCCGCTGCAGCTTTTTGCACACCTGTCATAATAGCGGTCTTGATTGCTGCGAGATTATTTGCATCTGCAAGCCACTTGACCGCATTTACAGCAGCACCAACTCCGCTTGTCAGGTTTCCAATTAAAGTCATGGCGGGTCCGATTGCTGCCGCTATGCCAATAAAGGATAAAATCATTGTTTGTGAGCCACTGTCAAGGTTTCCAAACCAAGTAACTACATCCGATATTTTTCCAAGTAAGCCTTCAATTGCAGGCATTGCGTTGTTGATCGCTGTCATAAGGTTAGCACCAAGCGGTTCTAAGGCAACAGCCGCTTTATTCTTCATAATTGCTAATTTTTCAGAAAAATCCATTGTTTCAAAAGCGGCACCGTTGATGGTTTCGCTACTTGATTTAAGTCCGCCAACTAATTCAGATAACTCAAATCTACCCTCACGAATTGCTGCAGCCATATCGGGTCCTATTCTTGCACCAAACAGCTCTAATGAAATACGGTTTGCTTCACCAGTACTGCCAGCTTCCTTGATTTGCCTTGTAACTTCCTGTAGTGCCGCTGATGTATCCGTAATACCTGCCTTTGCCATTTTACCCAGTGCAATACGAAGTCCTCCAAGCACAAGCTCTGTATTTACACCTTCTTTTTCGAACTTACCCATCATTGCAGCTGATGTTTCTATATCAAACCCCATCTGACGAAGAGGTGCTCCAAACTGAACTAATTTAGCATTAAGATCATTAAAGCCAACGCCTGTGCTCTGCGAAACCTTAAACAAATAGTCCATTGTACTACCAGTTTTGTCTGCTGAGATACTCCAATCACCAAATAGGCGAGAGGAGTTTGCAATCATCCCCGATAAGTCCTCACCAGTAATACGAGAAAGGTTTAACATCTGGGTTGATAGTTCTTGTAATGGCTTGCCCGCAAGTCCTGTTCTTGTGTTTAAATCTGAAATAGCTGTGCTCACATCCGCCATACCAGAGGGAACAGAGGAATAGACTGCCTTAAAATCATCCTGCAAGCCATTTAGTGCTTCACCAGTCGCACCAGTACCCACACGAATTTTATCAAAGGCATCATCAAAATCCATACCAAGCTTTAAAAGACCAGCTCCTGCGGCGGCAATGGGCAGCGTCAACCCTTTAGTCAGAGTGCCACCAATTGATGACAGGCTTTTTCCTGCTTTATCAAGTGCTTTGGATGCATCGCCCAAGCCTCTTTGAAGCTCTGAAATATCTGCTCCTATTTTTACAACTACACTTCTTAAAACCGCCACATTACCACCTCCGTTCCGGTACAATTAATCCTTTGCTTTTTGCAATTACATAAAGCTGTTCTATGGATAATTTTTTTTGTGTCTTTTTAATACCACTATCTTTTAAAATTTTCTTTAGAGCAGGCAAGCGTTTCTGTCTTGCAAAAGCCTCTATGTGCCATGCTAGGTATAAAAGCTCCTGTCTTCGCTCACTTTGCCTTTCACCATAACCCTCAATAATAAGGGATAATTCATAGGGAGTTGTTTCCCAAAACACATCTGCTACCATGCCAAATTTACCGACAGCAATTAAAAACAGGTTATCAATATTTAATCCTGTGTCGCTACTGCCGCCGGGGGTGCGTTTTTTGAGTTTGCTCCGCCAAATGCTAGAGTCATAGCTTCACCCAGTTTTTCAGAAACAACTTCAATACTGCTATATTCATCTACCAAATCCGCCACTTTTTCAGGTGTAAGGGATTTATCTTCGTGAAAAAGACCTGCATACAAAATAGCTCGCAGGTCTTTCACCGATACATTATTAAAATCTAAGCCAGTAAGCGGCTTCCCAATTTGCTCCTCTATGGTTACAAGAGCATTTAGCCCATACCTTAGTATGCGTGGCTTGTCTAACTCTACTAAAACACCTTTTTTCATACCCTTTCCTAACCTCCTTCTCATTTCACGATTCATTAACTTTAGTCCTCTCTATAAAAGAGTCTATCCGTACCTTCAAACTCGATGCTCTCATTAACTAAATCATCAACTGCCACCTCAATGCTGTCACCGGATATTATGGCATACCCCTCATAACGTTTTTTGCTCGGGCTGGTGTCCACATACATTGCAATAATGACTTCTTGTCCTAGCCTGCCAGATAGTTTTTCGTTTGCCCAGTAACACTCGGCTGATGCAGAAAACCCTTTAATGGTTGGTAAACTTTCCTTCCAGCCACCGCTTTCAAAGGTAGTTACGTCTGCTGTATCTGCTAAAAGCTCCACGCTCCAATTAAAAAATCCACCTGCTTGTGCAACCGCTATACTTTTGCCACTAACAGTTATAACACCATCTTCATCAAGTGGCGCAATAAAGCACACTACTCCACCCAAAGGCTCAATCCACCAACCGCTATCAAATACCACATTATTAACATATACAGTCATATCTGCAGTCTTGTCTATATAGCGACACGCCTCATCCGTAATGGTATATCTTGTCCTCTCAGCATTTCCTACTGTTGCTTTTTTCGTAAAGCTTGCAGGTGCATCCTCAGTTTGTAAAAACACTGCACCAATCTTACCCGCTATTGCCATAAATCATCACCGCCTTAATTGTAGGTGAGAGCACCAGTGCCTTGGAATTCAAAGCTTATGCTCACCGTATCGTCAACAGGATCTTCCACTGACAAACCCGAAATATATGCATTGCCGCCATAATAGTTCGTGTTGTTGACGTTGAGTTTTATAGAAACCTCTGTCCCCGCAAGAAATGCATCTTGCAGAGCCTTTTGTCCTGTGGCATCTGTATGAACACTGAAAAAGCCTTCTGCCGATGCACTCCATTCTTTAATCCCGGCAATAAACTTTTTCCAGTCATCGCCAAAGGCTGTAACATCAAGAGTATCTGTGCCAAGCTCCAATGACCAGCTACTAATATCCACAACAACTGCTGCACCAAGTCCTAATTTACCGCCTTTACCTGCTATAGCCATATTAATTTACCTCCTCATATTGAAATTCAAATTCTATCTTTACTGAATAAAGCTCAGTATCTTTTTCATAGTCTGCGGTCTCTGAAATGATCAAAACACCACCGATATTTAAGCCAGCCATATTACCAGAAAAATCCGAAAGCTCCGAGCGAATAAGTGTAGCTGTCCCAGTTGCTTCCTTTGCTGTTTTTGCAAAGCAGCTAAACTGAAAGCGATGCTTAACAAAGCCTGTATCCTTTTGCAGTGCGTGTACCCGCTCTATTGATACACTTGTGTAAGCGACTGCAGGAAGGTTTGGCTTTTGTGGCAATATATAAGGGTATAACCGATTACTGAGTTTTCCTTGCATAAACTGATTTACAGCTTCCTCTAATCTCATGTTTCCCTCCCGATTGCCTTAAGCACTGCGTCGTTAACTGTTTTAGCTACAGCCTGCATATTTTCATCAATTGCAGGTCTCAAAAAGGGCTGTGCCTTCATTTTTGACGTACCAAGCTCCACCGGTGCAAAATGCTCAGCTCCTGATTTTTTTGATACATAATACTCACTTCTAACCTTTGCATTTTTCACCTTGCTTTTTTTAAGAACTAAGCTGTCACGAAGCTTTCCACTATCCACAGGTACTTTTTGTTTTGCATCGTTAAAAACAATATCAGCACCATCCTTTGCCGCCTTATCTAATACATCTGTTGCCGCATCTCCCATATCCTCAAACAGCTTCTGCACCTCGGCAAGCCCCTCGATATGCGTTTTTCTAATCCTCGTCCTCATTCTTTTAGCCATCAGGTACCGCCTCCTTGCACATCAGGTTAAGTTCAATGTTTCTCTCTTCAAAATTGAGTACTGAAAGAATCTCAAATATGCGACTGCCAAATAGCACACGCATTTTGGGTGTGATCCCCTGCAAATACCGCATGGTAATTTTAGTTGTTACCTCTGCATTCCATTGCTGCGTGGCAAAATACTCTTTACCTGATACTGGGGTAATACTTGCAAATGCCGATGCCTTATCAGTCCAAGTCTGAACTTCTGCACCAAAGCTGTCCCTTGTTGCTATATACTCCTGTATTGTAATTTTGTGCCTGAGCTTTCCTATTTTCATTACCAAGACACCTGCCTTTCAGTGAATAACAGTTGCCTTAAAACCTCAGTAAGCTCTGCCATTTTCAGTTCATTACGCTCCTCGTACATTTTAGAAACCGTAAAATATATGGAGTGCTTCACTGGCTCTGGAATATCACCTTCATAATTGGATAAGGGAAAGCGGAGGACACCTTCAACAATGCCCTCCGCCGCCACAATAAAATCGGTAATAAGCGAGTCCTCATCAACAGCCTCAACTCTTATCCATTCCTTTGTTTTCTCAAGTGTAACAAACATTACAACCACCACCTTCCTGACTCCTCATAGCTATTCTTCTGAATTGAAGGTTACCGCAGCTATGGTTTTCCTTGTCAGCACCACATATTCACCAAAATCCTTCTCACTTTGCTGTGTACCGGCAAGTCCTGCATCATCAGAGATTACCGCTTGTAGTGTTAGGTCAGTAGTGAAGTCTTTCTCCAAACCGCTGACAGTAAAATCAAAAGCTTGAGTCGTATGCAGGTTAAGCTTGTTACGGGTGACTACGACCTCGTTTTGACCTTTGATAACATCACTAAGCCAAAGTACACGAGTGGGTGCTTCAACAGTATAATGAGTACCTCCTATGGCTGGATTATTGATTTTAACCTTTGTACCTGTCGGAATAAGTTGTGAGGAGAATATAATTGCATCAGTAACCCATGCATCTCCTTCACCGCTTACATTAGTATAAGTAGTAAGGGTATTAAGCTTGTTTTCCACACCACTGTCTTCTTCTATGGTGGTAAAGGCTCTTTCCATAAGACCTGCGTACTGCAGTTTAGCCATCAATGCATTAAACTCGTCCTTTAGAGCTGCAACAGTGGTGGCGGTACTAACCGCCTGACCCACTGCCGGTTTAAAGGATGTGCCACCAAAAGTAACCTTGCCTTCACTATTTATCTTTAACTCTCCACCGATAACGGTTTTTTCACCGCATTGCTCAGTGTAATTTTTCGTGTTATATCCCATTGTTTTTTCCTCCTTAAAAAGTAGACAGACAGCCGTTTATGACTGCCTGCCTCTGTTTTTATGCTACGCTTTCTGAACAAGCACCTTGATAGCCTCTGGTAAGATTAGCTTACCGTCAACCCTCTGTGTTGCCATAAACCCAACTTGACCGGTTGCCGCAAAGAGCTCATTTAATCTCTTAAAGGCTCTACCTTGACGATCCGCAACCCAATAATATGAAAAATCGCCAAAGGCTACAGTTTTCTTGCCTGCTTCAATTGTTGGAACAAATGCAGATGTCAAAACAGGTCTTGTTAGAATGGTATCAGGAGTGCCGGCGGTTATTGATGGAGTCCATAAATACTGCCCGTTGCCATCCTTTAACTTTCTTATAGCTTTAACCGTTGCATCGTTCATCACAAAGGTTGAATTTTTACGATATGGCGATTTAAGACTGAAGAACAAGTCCATAATCTCGTCAACCGTAATAGCAGTAGCACCTGCAGTTGTTATACCAGTTCCTGCACCACCTGTGGCATTGAAAATTCCAGTAGGCTTGCCAGTTCCATCTCCAACAAAAAACGCTTCTTCCTCTTTAGTACCAATACGTCTTGCAAACTCTTTTGCAATATAGCTTTCAAGATTAAAAATGCTATCATTCAAAAGCTCCTCGCTGACCTTAATCATTGTGGCAAGCTTGTATGCTCCGATGGAAACCTGACCAAAGCTATCATCACTCTCTGGAATAGCACCTTCCTCATCTACCCATGAAGCTGTTCCTTTGGTAGCCACAACAGGAATTTTCTTATCACCGCTTGATGTGGTGATTACTTTTGCAAGCTTTCTAAAGATATTTTCCTCAAGCAAAGCCTCCACAAGTGTGCGTTCAAATTCATCAGGAACAAGATAACCACCCTCGCTGTCAGTTCCAACTTGCAGAGCATTCGAAACATCATAGTGTGTGTTTTTATTACGCATGGTTTTCCAGAACGCCTGCTTATATTCATCAGTAGCTCTTCCTGTTTTGGTTTCACCGGTTGCTGTTGGTTTGCCTGTAATAGGCGTATTTACTGGTTTAGATAACTCTAAATCCAGCGTCTGCTGTCTTTCTAAGCGGTCAATTTCCTTGCCGAGATTAACAACATCTGCTTCCATTTTTTCATAGGTAGCAGTGTCCTCTGCTGAAATAAGTCCATCTGTACCCCTTTTGGTATCGAGAAACGCCTTGGCTGTTTCCCATGCTTTTGCCCTTTTTTCACGTAGCTCTAAAATTTTACTCATTGTCATTTCCTCCATTATTTTATTAAATTTAGTCGTGTATCTAACACGCCTATTGGTGTACCTGTGCGTTTTCCCTTGTGGGGAAGCTTGCTCAAAATAGAATTTGTGACCGCCATCCTACTAAAAATGACACCCTCATTCGAAGGTGCCATTTCAGTTTCTTTTTGAAACATGATGTTATCTGCAAAGCCAAGCTCAATCGCCTTTTTGGCGTTAAACCAACTTTCGGCATCCATAAGGTGTGCAAGCTTTGCCCTTGATAAACCAGTTTTAAGCTCGTATGCGTTGATAATGCTTTCCTTGACTTCATCAAGCATTGAGATTGCTTTTGCCATTTCCTCAGTGTCACCAAATGCTATGGTCATAGGATTATGAATCATGAACATTGCCACTGGCGACATTTGCACCTCACCGCCTGCCATTGCAATAACCGATGCCGCACTTGCAGCAATTCCGTCAATTTTTACAGTAACCTTGCCCTTGTAATCCATCAGCATATTGTAAATTTGACTTGCAGCAAAAACATCGCCGCCGGGTGAGTTAATCCAAATCGTTATGTCACCCTCACTACTAAACAGCTCTGATTTAAACTGTTTAGGCGTTATTTCATCCCCAAGCCAAGACTCCTCAGCAATTGCTCCGTCAAGATACAGTGTGCGTGTGTCCTCGTTTTTAACCCAATTCCAAAACCTCTTATTCACTCTTTTTTCCCTCCAATCCAGTATTGTTTTTATTTGCAAATGCCCCTGCATCAGCAAGCTTTGTCATTGCACCATTAACAAGATACAAATCACCACCCACCTCCTTGGGTATTCGGTTGAGATTTTCCAGCTCTCTAATGTCATTGCTTGATAACCAACCGTTTTGTCTACCTGTGGCATAACCAGCCATTCGTGATGCGTAATCTCCACGAAGCAAACCCTCAACTGAAAATCGAATAAAATATTCTTTCTTTTCAGCCGAAGAAAGCAGTGCCATCTGTAAGGCTTGCTCCCACCGAATAACCCATGGGTCAAGCGTATATATTACAAACTCCAAGGACTGCTGCTCAATGTTTGAAAAGCTGGATTTTTCTAAATCTCCAATCATGTGTGGTGGTATTCGAAAAATTCTAGCAATCTCATTAATTTGGAACTTCCTTGTTTGCAAAAATTGTGCCTGCTCTGGAGGTATTCCGATCGCTTGAAATTTCATGCCTTCTTCCAAAACTGCCACACGATGAGCATTTTCGCTGCCTTGATAAACAGCATTCCAGCTATCTCGTACACGCTTAGGGTCTTTCACAATGCCCGGATGCTCAAGCACACCGCCCGGATTGGCACCGTTAGCAAAGAATTTAGCTCCATACTCCTCTGTGGCAATTGCCATGCCAATTGCATTTTTAGCCATTGCAATGGGTGAATACCCAATCAGACCATCAAAGCCAAGTCCCGGGATATGCAATACATCCTCTTTTCTTAGGACTATTTCACCTTTGTCACTCTGATATTTATAAAAAAGCTCCCCGTTTGTGGTTCTATCAACTGTCATTTTGTCAGGCATAAGGGGATAAAGTGCTACAATCTTACCTCTTCCATCCCTTATAATCTGTGCATAGGCGTTCCCCCATAATAAAAGATGACTCATCAGCGTTTCTCTAAACAAAAATGAAGTCATCTCAGGATTTGGCTCGCTATGAAGCAGATTGTAAAGTGAATGCTCCGGCGATTTTTCCTTGCCATTATCGGTGTATTTGTATGTGTGCAATGGCAGACTTGCTATTGTTTCTGCTAGTATCCTCACGCATGAATACACTGCAGAGGTCTGCATGGCTGTACGCTCGTTTACTGTTTTCCCCGATGTAGTCCCTCCAAAGAAGAAGCTAAACGGATTATTGTTTAGATAATTCTTTGGCTTATCCCTTGAATGGAATATGCTTTTGAATATACTCATAGGATAAGTAACCCCCTTTCTGAGTCATAAATGCTTTCAGTATCTTGATGTCTTAAGGCTCTATCCAGAGCCATAACAAGTGCTACCGCTCCATCAACACGCTCGGTAGATTTTTCCTTGCTTATTTTAATCGCTGCTGCTTTTGTTTCAACTTGTATATTGTCTATATTCCAACGCAGCACCGGATGCCCTCTGTGAGCAATATTTTTCTCAAGCACCAGCTTTAGCAGCTCGTTTGTAGGTGCATGCATTGAAGCGAAGCCCTGTCCAAAGGGTACTACCGTAAACCCAAGTGTGTCTAAGTTCTGCGACATTTGAATTGCACCCCATCTATCGTAGGCAATTTCCTTAATATGATATTTCGTGTTAAGTTCCACGATAAATTTTTCTATCGCCGAATAGTAAACCACATCACCCTCAGTGGTAAAAATATTACCCTGTCGCTCCCAAACATCATAAGGTACATGATCACGTCGTACCCTTGCTTCAATGTTGTTTTTGGGTATCCAATAATAGGGCAGCACACAAAATTTATCATCATCATCAATTGGTGGGAAAACAAGCACCAGTGCTGTTAAGTCAGTTGTGCTTGATAAGTCAAGCCCTGCATAGCAGGTGCGACCCTTTAAGCTTTCAGGGTCAAACATAAAATCACATAAATCCCACTTATCCATTGCAAGCCAACGAATACTGCTTTGTGTCCATTGGCAAAGAAAAAACTGACGAAAGAACATCTCCTCAGCTGGATTCTGCTTTGCACTATCACAAGCTATCTGTAAGCTTTCCTCCGTAAAGGTGATACCGAGAGATGGATTACTGTTTCGCCAAACCTTAGAATCAGTCCAATCAGCATCATCCGGCGTACCATAGACAACAGGATAAAAGCTCGAGTCAATTTTTCTACCCTCAAGAATATCCATAGCCTTTTGATGGACTTCATAGCAAATGCTATTTCTATCGTTACCGGCAGTGGTAATAACAAAGTTAAGTGGCTGCTTTCTTGCAATACCCGCTCCCTTTGTCATAACATCGTAAAGCTTACGATTTGGTTGTGCCAACAGCTCATCAAAAATACAGCTATGCACGTTGTATCCAAACTTTGAAGCAACATCTGAGGATAGCACCTGATATATAGACTTTAAGGGATGATATACAATCCTTTTCTGTGAATCTAATATTTTTACTCGTCTTTGTAGTGATGGACATTGACTGACCATATCCTTTGCCACTTCAAATACGATGCCTGCCTGTTTTCTATCTGAAGCACAGGAATACACCTCTGCACCCGCCTCCATATCCGCACAAAGAGTATAAAGTGCAATTGCTGCAGCAAGCTCTGATTTGCCACTTTTCTTACTTGTTTCTACAAATGCAGTTTGAAACTGCCTATATCCATCCGCCTTTATAACCCCAAACACATTACGAATAAGCTCCTCCTGCCATGCAATAAGCTCAAACGGCTGTCCAGCCCACACACCCTTTGTATGCTTTAGGTTCTGAATGAAATTTACAGCGTGGTCAGCTTTTTTCTTATCATAATGTGAGGTTGGCAGCATAAATCTTGTAGGCTTGAAATTCTTTAGCTTGTATTTTGCATCTATTTACACCACGCTCCTTCCTTCAAAAATGAACAACAAAAAAGACACCCAAAAGCTGAGTGCCTCTTAAAAATAATTCTGTCTACTATCTCTCGCCAGTGAGAATGAACTTTGAGTATTCCTTCCTGTGATGCTCTATAAAAAAGAATAATTCGTCAAAGCTTTTGCGAAGAGCTTCTTGCTGGATTTCTATCACCGAGAACATATTGTACTTGCCCTCGTTCCTTATTTCCATAAGCTGCTCGATAACCTTATCTGAAAGAATGTATTTCTTATATTCAGTGATAAGCTCCGAGCAATCGGGAAAATAGCTTGAGTAACGTAAATACGAGTAGCCTTCGCAATTTCCAATAATAATATCGCTACCACCGTCTGCCATAATGCCTATACAGTGCCATACTCCGCCGCTGTCGACATACTGAAGCTCCACGTTGTCTTCAATAAAATCAAAGTCATCAAGCAGATTTTCTTGGAAATGCTCAAAGCAGTCAAGTGGCAGCTCAATTATTTTTTCAATAACAAAATAGCTTTTATCCTGCTCCAGCCCAGTTCTGATTTTTAGCTCCTCGGCATTTACTGCTTTCCTTGTAAAAAAAGCTTTATTCATTACCTTTCCCACCTCTTATCCCTCTAAAATTGTAATTTCCTTGTTTTATCTGCTCGTGGTCAGCTTTTACCGCTTTATCATAGTCAGGGTCTTGCTTTTCCTTATCTGAGCAAGGAATACAAATGCAATCCTCATTAAATTTTGACATTATGCGTCCGCTCTTTAAGTCACCGCCACATTTATCACAATGCTTCTGTGTAAAAAACTTATCAATGTTAGCTTTCACTAGTAACACCCCCACGAAAGGCTCTATTTCCTTCAAGCTTTGACAGTAAAATCTTCCTGCTTTCCTTATATTCATCCCCAATAAATCCTAGCCTCAAAAGGAAACATCTCATTGTATATGCCTCATTGTCTGTTTCCTTTTGCTTTGGACTTGTATGCTTCTGGTTTAAAGCCATCTCATTTAATTTCTGTACCAGTGTTATATAAGCCATTACCTCATCAACATTAAGAGTGCCGTTGAAAAAGCATAGCCCAATTTCATTTGGCAAATGGTCAAGCCATACATCTCCACTATTGGAATATTGATTGTTTTCCAACCCAGAATTAAATACTCTCAAAAAATCCTCAACCGTATCAATTGGCATACTATTTAGGACTTCCACCAAGGCTTGCGGTGTTGCCCCGCTTTCCCGACCAAGTGCCTTTGCGATAAGTTTGCCCTTGCTGTTTACGATATTGCACAGGTTGCGAAGTGTTGCCCCTGTGTGAGCCTCTGCAGATAAAATAACTGATGCATCACCCTCTGCAGCTAATCCTGCATTTTTTAGAGACTCAAATACCACCTTTAAAGTATCTAATTCAGCAAGCTCTAATTGTGGCGACCTTAACAGTCCGCTTTTTTCGATTCGCCAGCCTCCGGCTAAATAAGCAAAGCTTGGTACCCCTTCATATTGGGCTTGCGTTTCTAATGCCTTTGCAATAATACCGGCGATTTCTTTGCGTTCTTTGCCAATAACCTTTTGTGTAACAACTACCTTTTTACTGTTCATAAACCTTCCCGCCTTTCATTTTAAATCCGCAATATTACGGTAGTGTAGTAATCACTCTAAACGGCAGGGAAGTCAAGTTATATCTGTACTTCTTTAAAAGGTGTTCTAATTCCTAAACGCAGTAACTCAATACCGTCACTATCTCCGTCTTTGCTTTCAATAAAGCGTTTTACAATAACATCACAATATTTAGGATCAAGCTCCATCATATTGCAGGATCTGCCTGTCTGCTCTGCTGCAATCAGTGTTGTTCCCGAGCCTCCGAATAAATCTAAAACAACATCTCCCGTATGTGAGCTGTTCATTATTGATTTTGCAACAAGTAAAATAGGCTTCATCGTTGGATGCTCTACTGAAATTTTGGGTCTTGGAATATCCCACACATCACTTTGCTTTCTATCTGTCAAAGGACAAAGCCTTGTGCCATCAAGCCAGCCATACCATATTGGCTCAAACTGTGTATGATAATCCTTTCTTGATAATACCAAGCTGTCCTTTTTCCAGATAATTGTTGATGACCAGTGAAATCCAAGCTCACGCATGGCATTCATGAGGTTACCCCATTCCTGTCCTGACATAACGATATATGTCATGCACCCAGTTTCTGAGACAGCCTTCATGCAGCTAAATGCTTGCAATAGAAAAGCACCGAAATCCTCGGTGCTCATTTTATCGTTTAATATTGTTCTTGGCTTCCAGCTTGGATGCTTTGTATCCGATCCGTAATCAACATTCCATGGTGGATCCGTAAATACCAGCCTCGTTTTTTTATTATCCATAAGCAGCTTCACATCATCAAGAGTTGTCCTATCGCCACACATAAGCCGGTGCTTGCCTAAAAGCCAAATATCACCCCGCTTGGTAATTGGCGTTTCAATTTCTGCAATAGCTTTGTCTGCATCAAAATCGTCCTCTTTCACATTGCCTGCGGTTTTATCCTTAAAAAGCTCATCTATTTCTGCCATATCAAAGCCTGTAAGTGAAACATCAAAGCCGTTGTCGCCAATATCCTTGAGTAGCTCACTAAGAAGTGGAATATCAAACTCGCCGCTTATTTTATTAAGAGCAATATTTAAAGCCTTTTCTTTTTGCTCATCAATATCTAAAACCACACAATCAATTTCATTGTATCCCAGTGCAGTTAAAACCTTATATCTCTGATGTCCGCCCACAATATTACCTGTGCGTTTGTTCCAGATAACCGGCTCCACATACCCGAACTCTTCAATGCTTCTTTTTAGCTTTTCATATTCAGCATCGCCGGGCTTTAGATTTTTGCGTGGGTTATATTTTGCAGCCTTAATTCTATCAACTGATATTTTTTGTATATCCATTAACCTTCCACCTCCATCTTAACAGCCTTTTCCCCAGTAAACTCCTCCCACCGTCTAACAGCTAAATCGCAGTAAACAGGGGATAGCTCCATTGCATAACAGTATCTTTCCGTTTGCTCGCAAGCAATAATTGTAGTGCCGCTCCCACTAAAAGGCTCCAGCACTATGCCGCCTCTATCACTGTGCATCTTTACGCATCGCCAAGGAAGCTCTACCGGAAACATTGCAGGATGCTCCTTATTAGCACGAACAGTTGTCATCTCCCATATTCCTGCATAGCCCCATTTTTTTCGTTCCTCTTTGGTAAGCCTTTTTACAAACTTAAAGCTGTGCCCTGCAAAAGCTGAAAGCCATATATAATCTTGGTCGTTATATTCCTCAACTTCACCGTTTTTGCTGAAGGCTGAGATATATTCATATTGTTGGACGGGTTTATTGCTCACCAAATGATAGGGTCCAACGCCAAAGTTCATCCCTTGCTTTTTCCAAATGCGTATCCAAATAGGGCGAAAGTCACTATCTGCAAACATTTGCACAGAATAAAAACCAGTTGGCTCAATAAACTGTGAGCCAGTGCAATAAAGGTCAATCATCTGCCAGCAGATAACATCAGCGTGTTTGCAAATATTCATTATTACTGGCTTCATGGTTTGAAACCAAGGCTCAATACCTGCTTTTTCATATTCCTTGCCGACTCCATAGGGTGGGGAAGTGACTGCACATTGTGCATGGCGGTTATCCATTAGCCTTTCAAAATCCTCTGCCGATGTTGAATCTCCACACATGAGACGATGATTTCCCAAAAGCCATATGTCACCTTTTTGAGTAATTGTGCCGTTTGCTTCAATTTCCTCTTTTGCTTTATCAACATCAAACTCATCCTGCACAGCTTCTTTTGAGTAAAACCTATTCATAAGCTCATCAACCTCTGCTGCATCAAAGCCTGTAAGAGATACATCAAAGGCACCAGCATCTAAGTCTGCCATAAGACTAGCCAATTTATCCTCATCCCACTCACCTTGAATTTTGTTAAGAGCAATATTTAAGGCTTTTTCCTTTTGCAAATCGAGCTCAACCACAACACAATCAATTTCTGTATGTCCCAAATCAAGCATTACCTTTAATCTCTGATGACCGCCCACAACATTGCCAGTGCTTTTATTCCAAATAACTAGCTCAACATAACCAAACTCTGCTATACTGCGTTTTAGCTTCTCGTATTGCTTGTCACCAGGCTGTAAATCTTTTCTTGGATTATATTCTGCTGGGTTTAATAGCTCTGCCTTTATTTTTTGTATATCCAAAAGCTACACCTTCCTTCTAAGTAATCGTTCGAGCCCTTTTTTAGCACCAACAACATCCCCCGCTAATGCTTGACCTCGTAAGGTTTTTATCTGCTGCTTTGAAAACTCATATTTTATTAGGCTTTTAATAAAGCCACTTACCTCAATACTTCTCATTGTATTAACCTCTCCCGCTAAGTAGCATTTCCATTGGATCAGAGCCATTTGGAAATCCTGTATAAGGAGTCTCGCAGTATGCTCTAACAATATTTTCAATGGTCTGTTGCATCTGATTAAGAATTTTAAGTCTGTTAAGTGCCATTGCCTCCAGCGGTGATTCAATAGCTGTCCCTGATGATGACTTTGCTAAAAATCCTGTTTTGCTAATTAAGTTTTCTATTTGCACATATCGTGCCTGTTGCAGTGCAAACCTCTGCAGGTAATCCTCCTCAATAAGCTTTTCACATTTTCTATCCACAAGCCATTTATATATCCGATTAAAAAACATCTCCGCAAGCAATAAATCCCCATCCTTTTGCCCTGCCTTTAAATATTCCATTACCTCCGGCACCGTTGGAGTGTTTTCATCCAGCAGCTCAACGCCCTCAAATTTTACAGTTTTAAGCCTTGATGGTCTTGTGCCATCAACTAACGCTTCTGATAATGCTTTGCGAGGTCTCCCCGCATTGTTCCTTGCACCTCCATGACCATTTGCCATTGAAATCACCACCTTGAAATCCACAACTTGATTTTTGACTTGAATTTGGCTTTTCTCACACGCTTTTTGCCGCCCGTTGCCCTTTCAAGTCTATTTTGAGATTTGACTACCCCCACCGCCCGCCATCCTTTGCAGTAATAGAACTATGACAGCTTGTACATAAGGACATAAGGTTACTATCACTATGGTCACCGCCTTTAGAAAGTGGCAAGATGTGATGCACCTCCTCGGCAGGCGTTAACCTTCCAGCCTTCTTGCACTCCTCACATAGAGGGTTAGCTTTAATATATCTATCACGAATACGTTTCCAGCAGCGACCATAACGCTTCTTAGTCATTGTGTCACGCTGATATTTGTTGTAGCTATTGTCCACATCCTTTTTATGCTTATCGCAGTAGCGGTTATGTGTGAGCTCCGGACAGCCTGCATAGCTGCAGGGTCGCTTTGGCTTTGTTGGCATGTTTTTAACACCTCTTTTGGGTATAATAAAAGCCCTCACAGGTAAGTCCTGCAAAGGCTTTGTAGCTTTATATATTCTTCTACAATAACATAATATCACGTACCAAACGGACAAAACGGACAACTTTTAACTTTTTGATAAAAACCTTTCATGAGCCTTCCGAACACTCTCACCAGATATGCAACAGCTTATACTTGCCGCAACCTGCTCCCAATTAAGACCGTTCACATATCTTAGCGAAAGAATCATTCTCATCTGACTATCCTCTACACTCTCTATATAACGGTTAATACGATTGAGCTCATAAAAGCACTTCTTGAGGTTTAGGTCTAGCAGTCCTCTGAGATCTGCTATTTCAGCAGCATATTTACCAAGCTTATCTGATATACCACTTATTCGAGGCATTCCAGTAATATGAGAGGTGCAAGAGGTAGCCATATCCTCGAGCTCCTGCAGCCTTCGTTGCTGCTCCTCAATCTCACGATTTAAGTAATAAAGCTGTGATAGCTCCTTTTTATTCATATGCACCACCTCCAATCCTTGCTTTTAAAGCCTGTATAAGCTCTGCCTGTCCTTTTTCCTTTTTTCTAATTGCTGCAATAACACTTTCATCCATCGTACCTTTTGTAACGATATGATGTACCACTACTGTATTTTTCTGTCCCTGTCGCCACAGTCTTGCATTGGCTTGACTGTATAGCTCCAAGCTCCAGTTAAGACCAAACCAAATTATAATGCTGCCACCTGCTTGAAGGTTTAAGCCATGACCTACGCTTGCAGGCTGTGCCATTGCAATCTCTATATCCCCTTTATTCCAAGCAATACAGCTCTCGCTGCTTCTTAGATCAACCGCATTAAAGCGTTTTGCAATACGATGCTTATCATGCTTGAAGTTATAAAATATAAGGACAGGCTTACCGTTTGCTGCTTCAATTAAGTCCTCCAAGGCATCAAGCTTTCGATCGTGGATATACTTAACTGATCCATTCTCGTCATACACAGCACCATTTGCCATTTGTAGTAATTTGTTTGTAAGTGCTGCTGCATTAACTGCATCAATATCGCCGGTAGCAAAGGGAAGAAGTGCATCTCGCTCAAGCTGTGAATAGAGCTTTTCCTCTTTATCATCAAGGCTTACCTCTACGAAATTATCAATTCTCTCAGGCATTTTAATATAATCTGCCGATTTCATGCTTATACAAATATCACCCAGCTTGTCATAGATTGCTTGCTCAGCACCTGCGAGTGGCTTAAAATCTATATCAATATTAGTGTTCGGTAGTCTAAAGCAAGAAAAATAATCTCTACGATACTTCCCAATAAATCTACCCAACCGCTCGCCCTTATCCAGCAAATATATCTGTGACCATAGGTCAATCAGACCATTTGGAGCTGGCGTTCCCGTAAGTCCTACAATTCGCTTTATGTAAGGACGCACCTTTTTTATTGCATTAAATCTTCCTGAAGTAGAGTTTTTAAAGCTCGACAGCTCATCAAGCACTACCATATCGTAAGGGAAGCTCGCTTTATAATGATCCACAAGCCATGCAATATTTTCACGATTGATAATATAAATATCAGCTCTGCGATTAATAGCTCTTATTCGCTCATCCTTACTCCCTAATATTTTTGAAATTTTTAAATGCCTTAAATGCTCCCATTTTGCACATTCATTTGACCATGTGTCCCTTGCTACACGAAGCGGTGCTACTACAAGCACTTTACCCACCTCAAAGGTATCGTGCAAAAGATCAACTATCGCTGTAAGGGTGATAACGCTTTTTCCAAGTCCCATTTCGAGTAGCAAGCCGCAAGCAGCATTTTTTATAATAAAATCCACACAATATTTTTGATATTCATGCAAATCATCTCTATTCACGTTTTCACCTCATTTACAAATTCATCTACCGCACTCTTGCTATCAAGCACTAAAACCTCAAAGCCTAATTTGCGGAGCATACCATGCACCTTTTCCTGTTTTGGTGTAGCTTTTTTACCTTCGCTCTTTAATTCCACAAAGTAGAGTCTGCCAAGTGGAAGTAGCACAATTCGATCGGGCATACCATCGTAGCTTGGTGAAATGAATTTTAGTGCTAAGCCTTCAATATCTTTTATTTCACGCCTCAAGTGGCTTTCTATCTGCTTTTCTAACATATTTACCTCCATTTTCAAATGAACAAGAAAACAAAAAAACAAAGATTTCCCTATACGTGCGTGTGCATTTTGCGTACATGCTTTCTTTTACTTCTATATAAATACATTATCTCTATATATAAAATCTTGTTTTCTTGTTCCATTCCTATATCCTGCCGCTATTTTCAAGGCTTTTTTACGTAAACAACAATTAGAACAAGCTCTAATCTTGTTGCAATACATACCCTCGCTGCCGCCCATAGACTGAGAAGGTCATTTGATTATCTGCCTTTTTCCAACCACTGAGCTTTGCTAAAATTGCATTTATCTCATAAGAGTCGATCTTCCTGAGATTTACCGTATCCCTGCAAAACAGCTCGCACCATATTTCCATTGTGCAGACACGTTCACGCTTAACAGTGCCTTTTATTGGTGTGCCAAAATCCTTATTATGAATAAAGCTTCGCCTATCCATAAGGCTTAAAGCATCCCAATTTTCAGGTAATAGCAGATTTAGATACTCAACAATAACTCCCTCTCGGTCATCCGATTCTAAGGCTTTGCGTTGCTCGGCTACAGCCATTTCCTTTACCTCATCTGGCAGGTCTATCTTTTCACCAGCCTTTACATAGTACAAAGCTTCAGCCCATATCAAAAACACATCATCACGTGTCATGTCCCATACCTTTTTAATGCCGATTCCAACATTGACCGGCAGGAATCGCCTGTTACCAGTTAAATCACGAAGAAAGCCTTCCTGTGCATTGGTGCTTCCAACAAGTATGCATTGGCGAGGATGTGGCTCAACTCGTCTGCCATAGCTTGCTCTATATTTATCGTCCTGCCTACTAACAAAGGAACGTACAGTTTCACTTTCAACCTTCCGAATACCCGCAAGCTCCGACACTTCAATAATCCAGCAGCCCTGCAGCTTTTCTGCACCAGTTTTGTCCTTCATATCAGCTACGGATAAGCTGTCAGAGTACCATTCCAGACCCAGCCTTGCGAATAATGTACTTTTACCAATTCCCTGTGCTCCAACTAAAACAAGCATTGGGTCGAACTTTATGCCTGGCTTGTAAATCCTAGCAACCGCTGCACATAGCACCTTTCTTGTAACCTGCCTTGTATAATAGCAATCTGCCGCACCTAAATAATCAACCAGCAGCGTTTCAACCCTTGGAGCCTTATCCCACAAAGGCAAGCTATCTAAAAATTCTTTAACTGGATGATAGCTTCTATCGTCAGTCACCTTTGTCACAGCAATTAGATAATTTTGTTTTGTAAAAGCTCCATATTTACCGTCAATATAAGCGGTTAGCTGTGCATCGTCAGCATCTCGCCAATATTTACTTGGATGCTGCCAAGGCACAGTTCCTTTGATTTCCATACCATCAAGCAGTTGATTGAATACAATGTTTTTCAAATATTCATCATTCTCAAGTATTAAAATCAAGTTTTTCAAGGAGTTTTCAACCTCGCCACGCTTATTTAATTCCAGACCTGTTTGCCAATCCTCAGCTTCAAACTCTTTTTTTGCCTGCTCCTCTCGCTCAATTCCAAGCTGCTTTTTAACCTCGTTATCATTGGCACAAAAATCAAGCATCTCTTTATTTGATTTTTCATCGTCACCAAATTTATGAATTCTGACTAAATCAAAGCTGTTTAGTAGCCTGCTATGTGCCGGATCTGTAGCGTGATGTGAATATGCAAACTTTCCCTCATAAACAACAACTCCGGCGGTTGAATCAGCTTCTATAAAATCATAGCGTCCTGCAATTTCAGACGGCTCATAGATGCTACTTAAAAACCTTTCAATTGCCGCCTCAATACTGTAAACTCTACAAAACGCACCAACTAAGCCCTCTTTTGCAAGTGGATCCGCCTGCTTGGTTATCTCACGCTGAACAACAGCAGTTTGCCTACTGCTTACTGGATACTCGCTTGTATCCTTCCAGTCCTTATATCTCGCAAGAAATAAATCAGGATCTACAATTCGTCCATCCTGCTGCTCAAATAAAAACTCACCATCACAGCAGGTGCTCGCCCAGTACATTAGTCTTTGCGGTTGATAGGTGGTATCGTCAAAATACTCGATGCCAACATCCTTTGCTATAAGCCTTGCTATTGCTACATACTCATCACTTGAAACATCCCTTTCAAATGGCATGATTAGCCTAAGGCGTGGTTTATCGTTAGTGTGTTTATGTGTTGAGTAGATGCAGGCTTTATAGTCAAAAAGGCTAACAAAATACTCCCAAAAATCAACAGGGGCATAGTCCATATCCAGTGTCAAGATGCTTCTAAAACCAACATGAGAGCCACGCCTTTTTCCATCCCGAAGCGAGCCGCCGACAAAGCCGCCGATGTCCTTTATAGTATCCTGCTGGAGCTTGCTCATTTTCCTATATTCACTCATGCTTTCAGCAGTAGTCCTTGTAACTCTTGCTTTCTCAAGAAACTGCTCCCATGATAGCTCTATATTTTTCCACGCTTTTGCCTTGCGTGAATTTGCAACTGAAATAATCAAATTTATCACTCCTTCTTGTAAAATTCGCATTCATAGCCATCTGCCTTAAGTGGTAGTCCGTCCACCCATACGGGGCTTATCGCCATTAAGCTGCACATTTCATTAAGTGTTCCTTTACCCATAGGCATTTCGGCTATCACCTCATCATGAACATGCATAACTATTTTGTAGCCTGCTTTATCAAGTCGTAGCATAGCTTCAGCCAGTAGATCACGAGCCACAGCCTGCACAATATTTTCTACAAATTTGGGTCCGTATGAGTCAAGACGTCCCCATTTTTTTGAGCTTGTTATTCCTTCGTAAGTAACACTTAAACGGTCAAACTTGCCAAGCTGCATAGAAGGGTGAAAATAGCAGAGCCTGCGACCAGAGGCAAGAATAAACATCAAATATCTGTCGCCGCCGACCTTTGCACAACCTGTTTTTATTCTGCCAACAGTAGTAGCCTTACCCTGTGTTACAGCAAGCTCTGCTGCTCGTCCTATATCCCACCAAAACTGAACAATTGCTGGATTTGCATTTCGCCAAGCATTCACTAAGCCCTGAAGCTCATTTTCAGCTACACCCATTGATAATGCTCCCATAGCCTTCAACGCACCAACCGATCCGCCATATCCAAGTGCCAGCTCTGCAATCTTACCTTTTTGACGAAGCGGTGAGCCTTTATCTATCTGTTCTATTGGCACATGGAACATAGCCGATGCTGATGCCTCATAGATCTTGCCATGAGAATTGAAAACATCAAGTCTCCACTTCTCACCTGCAAGCCATGCTATAACACGAGCCTCAATTGCAGAAAAGTCCGCCACTATAAATCTGTTACCGTTTGCAGGAATGAATGCAGTACGAATAAGCTCTGAAAGCACTGCTGGCACACTATCATATATCTGCTCAAGCAAATTAAAATCGCCACTTTTAACTGTCTGTCTTGCGAGCTCTAAGTCCTTAAGATGATTTTGCGGTAAATTTTGCACCTGTACGATGCGACCCGCCCAGCGACCGGTTCTATTTGCTCCACAAAATTGAAGTAGCCCTCTAACCCGTCCATCACTGCAGACGCTACGCTTTATTGCTTCATATTTTTTGGTTGAGGTTTTTGACATGCGAAGCCTTAAATTTAGTAGCTCCTGAACATCTCCTTCATTTTCCTTAACCAGTTCCTGCACTGTTTTCTTAGATAAGCTATCAACCTCTAGCCCATTATCCATAAGCCACTGCTTAAGCTGAGCCACACTGTTTGAATTATCAAGACCTGTTAATTCCTTTGCCTGTGTTAAGGTATCACCTTTAGAGAGAGCGTCAAAGGCAATAGCCTTCTCAGCAAGCTCTATATCTACCAAAACTCCAGTATCGTTAATTTGCTGATCAAGGCAATATAAGGCATGCTCGTTAAACTGAAACTCCAATGGCTTATTTCTTATATTCCTCTCAACCTCAACGTCCCGTATACAATACTTCTTAAAAAGCTCCCATTTTTCAGGTGCATGGCAGGGTAGGTTTTTACACCTACCGCCATTTACCTTTGTGGGTGAGCAGGGGACAGAAAAGTATTTTATTAAATCCCTACCCTCGCTCATTTTTCCTTCTGATAGCCTAAGCACCTTTGCTACATTTTCAAGTGATGCGGGAAGTGATAAGGTCGCTGCTTTTACTGCTGTACATTCCCAAGCCTTAGGCGAGAGGTGCGTGCCTAAATATTTACTTAGGCACACCCTTTCAAACTGAGCATTGAATGCCGACTTTGTTATGCGTTCATCACTTATAGCCTGTACCAGTTTTGTTGGTAAGTTCTCGCCGCTTGCAATGTCAATAATTTGCACCTCATCAGCATCAAAAGCATAAGCCAGAAGCAATATATCAAAGTCGCTTGCTTCAACATATTTGTACACGCCGCAGCTTATCAAATCCACGCTGCTATACGTTTCAATGTCTAAGCTAAGTACACTCATTAGCAAAGCTCCTCGTCATCAACATCCTCGAAGGAATCAAAATCATCCTCAGCTTTAGCTCTGCCACTTAATGCTTCACCTTCAGCCAGCTTTTGCAGGTTTTGAAGTCCGCAAGCTATACCCCTGTTGCCATTGGAGTTAAAAGCATAAAACACAATACTTGCTCTGCCATAACAGCCGCTGTATACATCATCTTGGTCAAGAATTGGTTTTACTGCCTTATCAACAATGCCCGGTCTGTCCTTGCTGTTAGCGTTGATAAAATAGCTGTTTGCATAGGCTTCGTCATCCGCTCTATCAATGTCACCATCACGAAGAGGCAGTTTTAAATTGCCAGGAATTTTACCGCCAAATTTACCCTTACCATCCTGCTTTGCCGCTTCAATAGCTGCATTAATGTCAGCTATTGTCTTTTTGTCGCTCTTTGGAATAATCAGCGAAACACTATATTTTGCCTCACTACCGTTGATGCTTTTTGGCTCCCATATATTTGCGTAGCTGAAACGTACCTTACCTGTAATAACCTTTGTTACTGTAATCTCTTTTTTCATGTTAAATTTCCTCCTTAAAATCATCCCTTGCTGCATCAATATTTACAGCAGGTCTTTTATCACTATCTGATACCAACGCCAACTTGCCTTGTGGCTTTTCAACCAGCTCAGCCAGCAGCTCATTAAACTTTTTCTTGCCCAGCAGCTTTTCCATATCCGTTATGCCAATAAGCTCATGGGTATGGAGTTCCTCATCCGTTTTGCCGTAGCCAAGACATACTGTGAGCACCGCCTGCTTATCTGTATATTTTCGATTGCTTCTACCCTCAACAACCTTGAAGCCATTCCACTCCTTGCCCTCATGGATAGCCTTTTCCTGTGCATAGGCATACACATCATTCGCCCAACCAATAAGTGCATTAAGCTGTGGTAGTATTTCCTGCACCTCGTCATCGGTTAGCGTAGGGGAAAGTGCAAAGTCCCATTTTGCCAGCTCCAAGCTTTTTTCACTTCTTGCTCTACAGGTAGCCTTTGCTTTGCAAAACTTACAGGTATATTCACTTGGTACAAATTCACCCTCACCATTAAAAGCAAGCTCCGCAGCAGGTTTTAGTGTATTTTCTGCCCACTCCTTAAGATCCTCCACGCTCATCTCATCACTTGAGATGTTTTCAAGCCTCGGTTGGCAGATGCTCATTCGCACAGTTTGGATATCATATAAGTCATCAAAAAGTGCCAGTGCTCCGAGTGCATAGAGCCTCATTTGTGGATTTCCTTCTGCATATACAGGCACGCCCATACCATATTTCAGGTCACATATATCAAGCACACCATCTGCAATGACTACTAAATCGCCCGTTCCAAATCCCTCATCACAATAATGAGAATAATCCAGCCTCTGCTCAATTAAGACAATTGGGTCTTTGCATCGGTACCTTGCCTGAGTAATTAAGTCCACCGCAAACTCAACATAGTCGTCTGTAAAACGCTCCATGTCATCGCAGTCAAACTGACTTACCGGACATTTGCCTTTTATACCGAGAAATTCACGCAGCTTATACTCCGACAAATTATGTGCCGCTGTGCCTTCCTCCGCATAAACACTTGTTTCTTCGCTCATCTGCTCCTCAAGTCTTGCAGAAGGAGTACAATGTAGCCACCTATGAGCCGATGAAGCACTAAGCAGTGCATGTTTACCCATTACAATTCACCTGCAGCTTTCAAAAGCTCAGCATATTTTTTGGGATCAATATCTGTGAGCTTACTTGCACCAAATTTATTAAGCAGCTCTGTAATGGACTTACCCTCCTGCTTTTTTGCAGCTAGCAATGCTCTAACGTCCTCAAGGGTTACTTTCTTTACAACCTTTGGCTTTTCTTCGGTTACAGCTGCAGGTGCCTCACCCTCTTGCATTGCATTTGCCAGTGTTTCTATGCTATTTGCTAACTGCCTTAAATCTTCTACAACTGATAAAGCTAATTTAATCTTGCTCATACGCATTTCACCCCTCTCATAATGACATTTGTGCTGGTGCAAGCAAATTTACAAAATATACTTGACCTTTGCCGGTTACCTTAGTTGTTTTGGTAATGCGAACACTACCATCTGGATTATTAATTGTGGATTCCTTAACCTCAAAGAGTCCTGCCTCCATGCTGCGTTGGGTAGGCATATTGTGCCTTTCACCAAATTTCATTAAATAGCCGTTTCCACGAAGCCACTCAAAAAGGCGATTTTGCCCGATTTCTCTACCATTTTGCTTTAGGATCTTAGCAAGGTCGCCAATAAGAATACTGGTATGTGATGCTTCAACTGCGTTTGCAAACAAGACTCTCGGCTTGTCCTCAGCCACCTTCTCTTTTAATGCCACAACCTTCATCCGCTCGGTTTTAAGCTCAGAAAATAGTCTTATTGCTAAATCTGGGTCAGCAAGCATTGCATCAAGTGTCTGTGGCGTTGCATATACTCCATGCCTTCGGATTTCATGCAATATCTGCTTGACCTGCTTTTTAAATTCCTTTGCAATAGGCTTTCTACTTTGCAGGAGCACTTCATAAAGACCGTCCTCTGTTAAAAACCAACAATCACGATTTTGACCTGATACAAACATTGTTTGGGTCAGCTTTTCGTCCTCATTAACCGTTCTTAACATTGTAGAAACGTCACTGTGCTCAATCAGCATTGCCACGTCCTTTGCTAAGAACAGTGAATTTTCTGAATCACCATATATTTTGAATTCCTGCCCTAATATTTCACGCTCCGTTATAACCTGTAAATTATTCATGCTAATCGACCTCTCTTTCTACACACCTGTCGGTGAAATATCTGATTTGAATTTTCATTTGCTGTGCTGCTCTTAGTTCCGCTTTCATGCCATCCGTCAGCTTATCTCCAAAAAGCCACAACTCATCTGATCTTAAAAGAAATTGCAGTCCCAGCATTATTCCTGCTTCCCGCTCCTCTGGAATGCTTTCATCGAGGAACTGGGTATTATGCAGGTGAGGAGCAAAAGGAATATTCCCCCGGGAGTGAATAAACCTGCAATAGCCTTGAGCTCTGCTGGTGTTGTACTCTACATTCCCTCTATATGGGCTACACACGAATATCAGCTTCATATTGCCACCTGCCTTTGCTCTGTCAGACTTGCCACCGTTTCATTAGGGAATTGCTTTAATAACCCCGACAGAAGCTTTCGTCCCGCTCCACGCCTACCGCTTAAGGAATTTGACAAATAGCCCTTACTGATACCAATTTGCTTTGCCATTTGATTTTGAGATAGAGCCGCTTCCCCAATTAAATTAGTTATTACATTTGCATTTAATCGCATGGCGGCTCATCCTCCTTGCTCTCACCAGCATGAATGACTTCCTTTGGCTTTATGCCAAGCAGTGCTTCAAGCTTGCTAAAAGAGGACTTTTTCTTTTTTGCCTTGTCCTCCTCAGGCTTTCGCTCCGTTAGCACTACATTTGCAGGCTTTTCGCTGGTGATTGTAATTTTGATGGTTTGCATTTTTCACGCCTCCTTATGGCTTATATTTGAAGGCTGTTTTTTGCCTTCTATATACAAGCCACGAGAAAAGACATTCACAACCCTAATCCAAAAAGTTTTTTAAATTTTTATAAATTACCCTTAGCTGCTTACTGATAGCCTGCTGAGAAACACCCAATTCACGTGCCACTTCCGTTTCTGATAGCCCCTGATAAAATATCTTTTGCACCAGCTCCTGCTGATGTGGCTTTAGTTGAGAAATTGCATCTTCAAGGTTTTTCTTGTCTGCGTTCCATTCAGCCGCTGCCTCTACATCAATGGACTTATCCTCTAATTTTTCCTGCTTGTCGTTATCATCGCTGTAGCTCTCGTGCCTACGGGTTTCTCTGCGGTTATAGTTGTATTCAACACGCTCAAGCTCTACAATAATTTCACCTAAGGCTTCATCCACCTCAATTTCCACAATCTCGCCAGCTGCAAATTCGTACATAATTTTCATCTTAATCGTCTCCTTGAATTTTTTAATTTTGTTAAAATCCAAAGAGCCGATTGCATTATCCGAACAGAGCTTCATAAACGCAAAAATAGCCAGACTAATGTCATAAAGACATCAATCCGGCTATCTAGCAGCTCTGTGGATTTTACTTTGTATTATTTTTTCGACTTGGCTTTTTCAGTACGGTCAAGCACTTTGTAATTGACAAACTGACCATTCTTACATAGCTTGACCTTTATTTTTTCATTTTTGCGAACGATCTCAATGATATCGTTTTCCGCATCCCACTCAAACAAAAGCTTGCTATTAGGTTCATCTGTTCGGACTTGTATTTGCAAAGGCATCCTCCTCTCATACGCATTTTACGCCATTTTGCGTAACTAAAACTAAAAAATTATATGTGTACAAAAATGAGTGCTTGCACACATATATTGATTACGCATTTTTTGCCTTTTTGCGTGACTTAAGGCAAATTTTATAACAGTGTGTGTTGAGACTGCTGTTCTTCAAATGATTTTATATCAATAATAAACCCGAATTTTTTTAGTTTTATAAGGGCTGCCTGTCTAGAAACACCATAAACTTCTGATATCCTCCTCGGAAGTCGTTGGTTTGCAAACCAATCAGTTTCTATATCTGTTCCTGTTACAATACTGTCTCCACAAATGCCTGCAGATTTAAGTGCACCTTTAACAAAAGGTATAAATGTTGATTTAGGCATTGCAATAGCCGAGGCAAAATAGTCAGCATGATGTTCTCGCCAATCTTCTGCAGTTCTAAAACCGCCGATATTTCCAAAGTTTTCAATATTTTCCTTGCGGCAGCAAATTACAGGTCTTGTAGCTAAAGACTCAAACAAGGAAAGCTGTCCTTTTGCACGATTATATACTCCAGGATGCATCCAAAGGTGACCACCTTCATGCAATGCTGTGAATAGTGCAAGTCCCTCTTTTCCTTTCTCCATAATACTGTTATCCAATATTATGGTTCTGTTATTTATGGGTATATCGCTTGCACACATATTTTCCCTATCAAATATTTTTAAAATCTCATCATTAAAAGCAGTCGCACCTAGAATTGGTCTTTCATCCACACCATAAAAAATATCGTGGAATTCGAGAGTAGCACCTAAATATGATTCAAGAAAATGCAGATAGTTAATTTGAGCTGGTTCTTTAAGCAGATTAGGTTTATAATCGCTTAAAATAAGTTCTGCTAAATCATCTATCTCTTTATCCTTTAAAATTGGCGTATTGTTATTTTTTCTATCAACTTTGCTGCAACGAAATTCTATCAAGTATCCTCACCTCGTTTTTCTTCCATTTCTTGAATAAACTTTTTCCAATCTTCTTCGCTGATTTTTCCAGCGGTTGATTGCCTTAGGGCAAACCTTGCCATTTTCCCAATTTCGCCATACATCATAATATCCTCTAAATCTGAGGGGATTTCGCCACGGTCGAGTCCTGCCAAATCGTACATTGTAGCTTTATCTTCGTCAGACAAATTAAGTTCAGTGACAAAGATTTCAATTTTATCAGAATCGAAAGCCTTTCTACGATTGTTTTCAATGTCACTTAACAAGCTAAGAGATATCCCTAATCTTTCAGACATGTCCTTCAAGGTTATTTCTCTGGGATCGCTTAGACGTTTGTTTTTGATAAAGTCTCCAAATCTCATATTTTTATCTTTCATAACTCAATGCCTCCTTACGCATTTTACGCCTTATTGCGTAATTGTAACATTTTTATTTCCCCATGTCAATAGGCATGAGGAAATTTTTTAAAAATACAAATAAATAATCTACTTGCTTCTAAATCAGCAAGAATAAAATGTTTATAGATATACAAATGATTGCGGAGCACATTTGACACCTAGTTCAGAAAGCAGCATAGGTTTATTATATTTTTTGACTTTTCCTAATCGGTAAGCAACGGCTTTTTCTTTACCTTGATAATATTGATCATAAAATAATTTACTTATTCCAGCTAGTCCTGAGGCTAACTCCCAAACGATATCCAAGTGATCTTCGATGATTTCTAGCACCTCTGCTTCACCAACAATACGCATAATAGGGGATGTTGCATATATTACTATTTTATCCACGTCAGCTTTACAGCGAACTCTTCGGAATTCAAATTGCTTTTCACCACTTAAAATATTATCCACGTGTTGTGGATTAATCGATAATAACATTTTGCACATTTACATCACCCATTTCTAGAATTTTTAAAAACTCCACTTTGCTATAATCAATGTTATAAGGGTGAGAGGGGAATAGACTATTATCAGATAACTCTTTATGGGTTACATTATGCCCCTTGCCAAAAAATCCGTTATAGACCATCTCAATCATTATAACATTAGCACTTTCATTATAAATCTTTGTTAATTCATCTGCAGTAAACACTGTCTTATTACCAGCATTTTTAATAAAATCAATTAAACTTACTACCGTTGCTCCTCTATTTTTTATGACGTCAATTTTTGTAATGGTGCAGTACGACGTAATAACTGACTTATATGTTTTTTGACCCACACCTTGAAAAATTCGATATATTCCTACCGGTTCACCGACATTATAATGAATAGAAGTATACGGAGCACCTATATATACTTTTGTGATTCCATTGCCAGCGGTTTCTTCCTCCATCTCACGCCCATTACCTTTTAACTCTGAATAAGGAAATAGTCGATCGTGAAAACAGTCAAACACTGGGATGACACCCGCCTTGTTAAAGGCAGGATTAATAAATGGGAATGCTCGATATGGATCTGAATAATCAATATTACTCCGACTTTTTATGTAAACACACTCTCCACGTTTGTTTTTACCTTTACATGAAAATCCAAACCGCACAAACAAGTTGATTAACTCAGTGTGTCTTTCAAATACCGTAACATATATATCATTAACCTGACTTTCTTGCCAACGCCATAAAGAAACACCTAGTGCACCTTCACCGAGGCGTTTACCACGAAAACGTTCAGCAAGACGAAGCGTACCTATTTTTAGCCGGGGTATCGCTTGCAAAACTTCGGTTATTAATTCAATTGGCTCATTTTCAAACTTCAGATAAACAAAAGAACCTACACCTTGTTCATCGTAGAATACAAGAGCACTTTCACCCTCGGTACTTTTTCTTGCAAACCAATTTGGGAATTCTTCGTAATCGTTTTTTAAAGAATCAAAGAAAGAATCCCTCAGATCTACATCCGAAAATTTACACCATTGAAATTTCCCAGCCATTATACTACCTCCATTCAAAATCACTTATTTTCAAGCACCGCAATAAACTGTTGCCAATCCTTCACGGTTGCTTTATTCTTCGCTTTTCTTATTGCCATCCTAACAATATCAGTTGACATTACATATCCTGCAATATCTGGAGGTACACATCCTTTGTTTTGTCCTGCCAAATCATAGTATAATGGAAGATCATCATCTGATAATTTCAAAACATCCACCAACTTTGCTAATAGCTCCCCACCAGTTGGTGGATATCTGCGGTTCTTTTCAATATCACAAATATAGACAGTAGTAACACCCAACGCATCCGCAACTTGTTTTTGCGTGATACCTTGGGTCTTTCTTTTATTATAAATAAATGCACCAAATGTCATAATTTGTTCACTCAT